TCAGCTGCCACAATTGGGTCTTTATCTAAGTAAAATATATTCATAATTTATTCTTTCTCCCTCACTTTTAATAACAAGTATAACACACCAACCGAAAATGGCAAGCCTATAAAGAATAACCCCCATAGTGGATGTAATTCAATATACATTAATGCATCAACTTTCTTGTCACATAGTCCATTAGTTTATACTTCTTTGCTAAGTCTATCATTTTATGATACCACATAGCTTTCATATCATTGTCTTTTGCGTTGGCACATGCCTTGGCAAGAGAATTAAGTCTTCTCACCTCAATAGGTATGTGTACTTCTATGTCTTTCATAGTCATCATTATATCACTTTTTGTTATCTTTGGCAACCTCCAAATAACGCTTATTTGGCTTGCCTTTTTGAGTTGGTAAATCGTTCCATTCCATAACTTGGTCTAGTTTTATTCTGATTTCATCAGGATCCAGACCCATTTTCATTAATTCTTCTGTGCCTAGTGACTTGAAGAATTCTTCGTAATCACGGTTATTTAAGTCCCTTTTACCTAATTTTTTAAAAAAATCTTTATAAACTTTTTCTCTATCTCGTGTTCTCTTCGCTCTAGCTTTTGCGTTAATAGCTTCTTTTTTAGCTTTCTCTTTTTCCTCGCTAGCGAGCTCAAGGTCGTTCTTTTCTTTTTCTTTTCTTTTAGATTGTCGTTCAACACTTCTACTCCTTAATGAAATATTAGCCGCTATTAATAGTAATACGGCCAATGGGTCAAATACAAATATCAATACAATGATTACCCACCTTACAGCCTTGTCAAAATGGTCTTTTGCCTCGTCACCATATATTAACTCTGCAATATATTTAATTGGTCCTACTTCGGCTTCAATCTTATCTTGTTCTAATTTTAATACACCTTTTTGGTCTGATAGTTCAGCAATCTTATCACTTGCCTCGTTAATGGCAAGCGTTAATGCGTCCCTTTCAGGTTTCTGTTTCTCTCTTTCTTTTAGACCTCTTGTAACATACTCCATACCAATATATGTTTCAAGTGTTTTATCTAAAAGAGTTAGAGTTTTATTTGCCCTATCAATTGTTAATTGTTGTTTATTTATTTGATTATCAATTAATTCTATTTTAATATTATTAGATGATGTTGGTTGCACTTGGTCTAGGTGTGCCTTTGATAAGAAACCAAAGATACCCATAGATGTGATAAAAATTAATACTACAACAGCAAATGTAAGATATAGTTTTATTGTTTTTGGTACAAGTTTATTGCGCCAGTTATTATATAACCATGAGGCGGCAACAAGTTTGCCGACCTCCAACGCACTACCCATAGCGATAATAGGTACAACTGCACCTGCGAATAAAGTAGCCAAACCCATAATAGAATAACCAGCGGCTATTACAGATATAGAAATGGCACTTAAAAAAGTTATTATAATTGTTAGCATATTAGTCCTAATTTAATTGTGGTATGTCGTATTCAGTTCTTAATTTTTTGATAATACTTTTTAACTTTGGAAAGTATTTTTTATCAGCTGCATAAGCACCAAGTGTTTCAACATATAATAATGAATCTTCTATACCGTTATCTCTTAATTCTCTGTACTTTTCGTAAGCACTACCATTATTTAGTATATCCATATAATGTTGTACACTATCACATTCGTGCATATAGACTCTAACACCCCATTTTTTAGGATTATTACTAGGTAACATATGTGGTTCTCTTAAATCATATGTACGAATACCAAACAGATTTTTACCCTCTAGTGAAAATCTACTATTACCCCAACCACTTTCCAAAGCCGCCTGAGCCAATAATATCTCATAGATTACAGGTGTTACATCTGTTGTCGTATTGTAAATATAGTTTACACAAGCACCTACACTATTAATAAATGTTTGATTGTTTGCCCTTTCAAAATCTGGCAATTCATATGTGTTGATTGCTTCTAAAGTTTCAACAATTTCCGTTACTTCTTTTTCAAGTATTAAAGCTTGTTTATCTTCTTTTGCACCCTCAACTACAGTATAGATACCTACACCAAACAAAATGACCGTAACAACCATTAATGTTTGTAAAATTGTTTTGATTTTTTCTTTCATTACGCACCTACATTAGTTCTCATTACAATGTATTGGAAACCAGTAATAGTTTCTGCCTCATCATAATCATTAGCGCCTACTTTAATGGGTGTCATTTTCTTTTGAAAGAATTGTAGACCAGGGGTTTCCTGTATCTTAAACATCTTCTTAAATAGTTTTTCTGATTGTCGTTCAGTAAGATTATCCTGAACATCTTTAGACCAATTACCTGTGTAATAAGTCATTTTGGTTTTTGTGCCTGATTCTCTAAACTTAATTAAAGTTTCTGGTACTTTCTCAATTTCTGATTTTAACCAACGGTCAATTTGTTTACTCGCCATAATATATCTCTCCTTTAGAGTTGTTTATAAATCTGCAATTTTGAATTTTCTAATAACATTCTTTGTTGGTATAACTGTTGTGTTACCACCATCACCAAGTTCGTTATTATCATCATAATTGTAGTCGCTCATCAAAACATGAACCTTGTTATCATTCTTTACCAACCAACCGGTCGATACACAAATAGCAGGTTTCATTTTTTGAATTTCTTTTAGTGATTTCCAACCAGCGTCTGATTGAATATCCTCCCAATACACCAAATAGAAATCGTATGTAAACGGTATCTCTGGAATATCGTACTTTGTTTTTTTACTAGTAGGTTTTTTAGCCATATAATCTTACGAACACTCTTTATCAGCAATCTTCGTATCTTCTAATAGTTCACATTTATATTTACTATCAGCATTCTGTCTTAATTGAGCAGCTAAACTTTCTAAAATAACAGGTAAGTTTTTTTCTAAAACATCTGTCATTTGTAAAGCAAAGCTGTGTGCTATTTTAGCCATTTCTGCTTCAAGTACGGAAGTGTCAACACCGTTACCACTTACTTTTTCTTTTATAACATGACCAATAACGGCCGTGTTATAATCATCAGCTTTTACTGAATTTGCGAAAGCCGTTAGACCAAACCACAATATCGCCAGTAAAAAAATTGTCTTCTTCATAATATATATGTCCTTTTGTTATCGTTTATAGGTATATAATACACTATAATGTCAGCAAAGGCAAGCGCTTTTTTCACTTTTTTTACGCTTTTTTGTAGTATTTTATGTCTTTTTTTAGTGGTTTTATAGTATATTATGCTAAATTAAGGGGGTGCGTCATAGTTGACCACCCCCTAAACTGTTGATTCGCTATTGAGATAGCGCTCCAGATGTAGAACCTCGAGTCGGTCCTTCTGGTGTTTTATATTCGTCATTCCAACCAAAAGCTTCTTTTACTACTGCTTGGGATAGACCTTTATAATGTTTATGTAGTTCTTTATCTTTCATTGCGATTGCAATACTAGCTTCACCTTTTGATAAAGCTTCTAATATCTGTAAGAACATAGTTTCTTTTCTGGTTTTTGATGTTGCTACATCAGCACCAACCACAAAATGCCAGAATTTCTTTGATTCATTTTCTAATAATGAATGTTCAGTACCATCTGGTGCCTCGTTTGCTATAAACGGTGGTGTACCCTCTGGTAAATCCCATTTAATATTAGGGTCAAATGAACCTTTGATAATTCTTCTTAAACCTGGTGTGTCGTATTGTTTCAATACTTCAATCTTTTTAGGTTTATCTTTTGCGTTGTTTACTTTAGTCAAAATTTCGTGCATTAGTAACTTACCACTACCACTAGTAGAGGACATAGTTGTCATTGCAGCTCTTGACATCAAGTTTGGGTTTTGTGTTGCCATATTATTTCTCCATGTTAAAAGTCACCAATGTTTTCCATTAAAGACTTCAATTTATTTTCAATAAAGTAAGTTAATAACTTGCTACGGTCATTTACTTTGTAACTTCGATAACTATTTATAATAGCATCCTCGTAGACCTGTGGTATCTGGTTTAGGTCTATTAGTTTCTTGTTCTCATTATATCTTGCACTTAACTGCTCGTCCAAGTTATCTGTAACTGAGCATTCTTCTAACCTTTTTTTGGTCATTGGTTTTTGTTTAATTCCAGTTACAAAGCTATCATTTGGTGATAGTATATTTGGTATACCATCTGACCTATCACCTTTTAAAATCTGTTCTAATAGAAATTCTTTTGGGTCTATTTTGATACCGTCTTCATCAAAACCAATAAATTTTTTCTGGATGGGAGCATACTGTTCTACATTTTTATAGAATTGTAATTGAATAAAGTCTTTGTCACCAGATACAATCATAATCTTTTCATCTTGGTGGTAATACTTTGTTAGTATGGCGATTATATCATCAGCCTCACACTTCTCCTCGTACATCATAATATAAGGGAAGTTTTCTTTTAATTCGTTTTTAATATTAGTAAGTATATCAAAGATATTATCCCAATCAAAGCTTGATTCAGTTCTATCTTTTTTTCTTTTATACTTGTAATGTGGGAATATATCTCTACGCCATGTATTGCCAGCGTCTGAACAAAGTACCATATTACCGTACTTTTGTTTAAATTTTACATTGAAGCCACGCAATGAGTTCATCACCATGTGTCTTATCATTTCTTCGTTTGGTTTTACATCACCTTGACCTCTGGTCTGCACCATAAGATTTGAAATTAAAACCTGGTTTAAATCTACTAATATCATTTTATAAAGTTCCTATCGTAAAACCAGTTTCGATAAATCTTATCTGTAAATAGTTGTAAGACCTCGTGGTATGGTATGTTATCTGTTAATATCAATTTTTCTACTTCTTCATATTCATAACTATCAACTTTTCTGGACACCTTATGTGTCTTTGCTGTTTCAAATAATGCTCTTATATTTCTAAGATGATTACTCATTGTCAAATACTTTTAGTATAATAA